GTACAGGGAAAGCGCGCCCGCGGTGTCAGTGCGCTGCATTGCGGCGCTTCCAGTCGTTGAAAGGCCGCAGGATGCGTTCGCGATACCACGTTGCGGCCTGTGCGTTGTGGTCCAGGTCGCGACGGCTCGAAATGCCGCATGCGCAGCGCACGTACTCGGCCGCATGGTCAAGCTTGCTCACGCCCTGGGGGGCGACACCAGCGCGGGCAACAACCCAGTCTTGGAACAAGCGGTTCCCGCAGAGTTGCCCAGCCGCACGCGCCAGCGCGCCCCCCTTACGCTCCGTGGAGGCGACACGCGCCCGCACGGGTACACCAGACGTTCCACGGTGCATCATTTTTCGGCCATCCCTTCCAGGCGCGTGTTGATTTCGCCCACCGCCGACATGACGCCCGCGCCGGCCTCCCTGATCCTGGTGAGTTCTTGCCGGTCGACGCCGCCATCCGCCAAGGCCTTGTGGATTTCTTGGCCGTAAAGGCCACTGGCCACCATGAAGCCCACCACCTGCTCTAGCACCGACATGTCGCTTTCGGCCTGGCAGTTGTTGGGCGCCTTAACGAGCAGGAAGCCGTGGGAGTGCGCCAGCGCCGATAGGATGCGGAAATCGGCCGTCATACGCATCAGGCGGTCTGCCTCAACCAATGTCAGGTGATGCGTTGTGTTGTTGGGGTTGACCTTGTTGCGTAGCACCGCGGCCGATATGCCGACGAGCGGCCCCAGCGACTCGCTGCCGCCCTTGTATTCATGCACCGTCAGATCGGCCGCAGTGGTGATGTTCATTTCAAGCGTTCCTGAACGTATCTATTGCGAAGCAGCGGCTTTACGATGCGCTGCATGGAAAACGAACTTCAGACGTCCAGCGGACCGATCTGTACTTTGTCGCTCGGCTTGGCCGGTGCTGCTGTCTCGGGGACCGGCAATGTCGGCGGTGCGGTTTCACTCATGGTGCTTCTCCGTGTCTGCGAGTTCAGGCCAACGCTTTGCCCAGTCTCCCGGGTAGCGGCGCACGAATGCGGCCTGAACGCGGTCCTTGATCCTGGGAGTCAGTTCTTCAGGCCATTTATCAACGGCCTGATAAGAGATCCCAATCGCGCGAGCGGCATCTGCGGTGCCGCCCAATTTGCTAATGGCGTCGGTCTTTTTCATTACGCGATTGAACCATAGTTCATATTACGAAGCAACTATAGTTCTCGCCAAATCGGGTACTTTTGCAACTATGGTTGAATACCGAGATCGGCTCGCCGCCGCGATGAAGGCGGCTTCTATTTCTGCTTCCCAATTGGCGGAAGGGTTGAGCACGTCCTATCAGGCCGTCAAAAAGGTCATCGATGGGAAATCCAGCGCGTTTAATGCTGCGAACAACGCCATCGCGGCGCGAATGCTGGGCGTATCCAGTGATTGGCTTGCGCTTGGCGAGGGCGTGAAAGATCGCGGCGCGAACGCGACCGCCGCTCCTGCCGCTGAGTGGCCCTTCCCCGAAATACCGGAGGATCAGGTCCGCAAGTTGGCGCCCTCTCAGCTGAACTCGCTTCAAGGGGCGCTTGCGCTCGCAATCGCTCAACTGAACCTTGGTATAACTGTTTCGTCCCCCGCCCAGGCTCCGCGCGTGGCCGCTGCCAACCGTGGCTCTCTGGTCGACATGGACCACGCAGACGATCCTTTCCCCATGCGGATCGGTGGCACGACTGCTGCACCATGGGAGGGCGGCAAGACCACACACCAGGCAGAACGCGACTCGCGCGTTCGCATCAGCACGCAAACAGGCGTGGTCGCGAACGTAGGCCCAGGGGAGCCGCACGCAGCCAACGACAAATTCGAAAAGGTTCCAGAACTCGCCGACGTCCGCCTTGCTGCGGGGGATGGCATAGAGAACAACCTAGAGGAACAAACGGGCGTGGTGCAGTTCCGCCGTTCGTTTTTGCGCTCGGTCGGGGCGGGCGCTGGAAAGGCACGGGTGGTCTACGCGAAAGGCGCAAGCATGGAGCCGATTATCAGAGATGGCGCGGCATTGCTCGTCGTGCCGAATGAAGACTTGACAATCCGGGACTTGGCCGCGGGTGGCGTGTATGCCATCAACTATGACGGCAAGATGATCGTCAAGACGGTGGCCCAAGACCGCTTGACGAAGCGATGGGTAGCGCGCTCCTTCAACCCTAGCTTCCCAGATATCCCTCTCGAAAACGGAACGCCTGTGCGCGTTCTCGGCCAGGTTGTTTGGGCAGGATCGCGTCTCGGCGACGAAGAATCTGGGCAATGGGTCCGATCCTAATTTAGCTACCCCCGATTTCCGAACGAAAAAGCCACCCCGCGAGGGTGGCTTTTTTTTTTTCTCTGGATCAGCCCCAACACGCCCAACACTGAACTATGGTTGAATTTCAAAGTGAACTATGGTTAAATCCTTTCACGCCATCCAACGGCGCAGCAAAACCCCACGGACCCGCAGGCAGCAGTCAGGCCATCGCCTCAAGCGGGAGACGTCACCGCCACAAAGTCGGACCGGGGAAGGCGAGCACCGCTCTTTAACAACCAGCAGCCGATGTTGCTCACCCGCCTACGTGGAGTGTTCGTCCGGCTCAATCGCAACCGCGGGCAAGGCCGTGGCTCTGCGCGGCATCCCTGCCGTATCCAGTCCGCCATAGCGCGGTACACGGTCAATCGGGTGAGGCGCAGACGGCCAAGAACAGGAACGGTCACGCCGGTTGGAATCCCGGCACAAACCGCTGAAAGGCGGTTTCGGCCAGCGCTGCGAGCCAGCGCTTACCGAAGCCCCTCCCTTTAAGGAACCCCACCATGAAGACCTATGCACGCGGCAAGAC